GGGGGGTGGGCGCTCATGTATCTCCCCCTCCGGGGATGCCGTGCTCGCGGCTGAGTGTGTCTAGGGCTGCCCGCTGCAAGGCGGTGCGCTCGCCGTCTGCAACGCCCATAAGGAGGACGCATACGCTGTCCTGCCAGCCGTCGATGGCGGGGTCTGCATGCTGGGATGCGGGGATACCGACCTCCATGCGCCCGTCTGGGTGGATGAGGTAGTGGTAGCCGACGCTGAACCATCCCTGCCGCATGACGTGTTTGGTGTACTCTTTGAGCGGGATGTCTGCCTTGGTATATGCGACGCGGATTCCTGTGGTTGCATCACGCTCCTTGAATGTCAACATGTGTATCACTTCTCTTTCTTTGCTTTGACGATCAGTCCGGTGGTGTCTTTCTTACGGGCTTTGAACCACGATGCAGGGATGAGTTTGGCAGCATATTCAAAGCCGTGTTTGTTGCACCAGTCCGCGTATGTCGTAGTGCTGCCTTTGTAGAGTTTGTGCTTCGGGTTCTGAAAGACAAAACGTATGTCAAGGTGCGGGTACTGGTCTTTGATGAGCAGGTGCTTTTTGCGGTCGCTCAGTTCAAACAGTCCCTTTGCCTCGATGATGATGCCGTTGGGCAGGATGAAGTCGGGCGTGTAGATGTGCTCGCTTGCAGGGACGGTGTACTGCACCTGTCGCTGTTCGTAGACTTCTGCGATGCCCTGTGCCTTGATCTGCGCGGCGATGTTGTCCTCTAGGCCGGAGCGATGTCCGTGGGATGGGCGATAGCTGTACCGCCCCCCACGCAGCCCTCTCAGAACTCCTCCTCGCCGATGTCCGACACGTCAAGGGTGGTACTGCTGTCCTCCTGCGGGACAAGGATGAAGCCCTCCTCCTCTACGAAGCCAAGGGAGGATGCCGATGCCGTCCCGCTCTCTTTGAGGTCGGTGATCTGCACGCCTGTGAGGCGGAGGCTGATGCCGTAATTCTTGTCGTTCATGTAGAAGGGTACAAGTTCGTAGGCGACGCGCCCACGCGTGCCGCTGCCGATGCTTTTGAGCTCTGCGCCAATCTCATGCCCTGCTGCGTCGAAGATGGGCACACGGCGTACCCACTCGCCGCGATTGCGCGTGTTGATGCTGCGGGTCATTTTGTACTTGAAGAACTCCTCGTCCTTGTACGTGGTCGTGCCGTTGGCGTAGTCGTACTTGTACTTGTGCTTCTTGCCCTCGTCGGATTCTTTGTACTTCTGCCACTCCTCGTCGATCTCTGCAAGGAGCCGCTGACGTTCCTTGTCGTCGTCCGGTGCGAAGGAGACGGCGAATCGCCCCGTGTCCTTACCTTGGAACTGCTCGGTATCCAAGAGGTGCGGGAAGTTGAAGGTGCCGACAGCGGTCGTGCCTTTGCGGTAGGTTGTCTTTGCCATGATGTGTTTGTCCTTTCTGTGGTTGATTGGATTATTGATTCGCGAGAGGCGTTTTCTTCCTCTTTCTCCTGTCCCACCTGCGGAATCCCTTGTGGCTCTAGGCGTAGCTGGCTTTGCCCTCGGGAGACAAAAGAATAGTGAATCAGTTTATTGTTTTAGTCGATTTTGAGTTTCTCGTTCTTGGCGGTCTGGTGAAGCCACACGGCGTATTGAAGGAGCTTTGCTGTTTCCTTGATGATGCCGTCTTTCTTGCCACACCGCGACGCGTACTTGATAATGTTGCCGCGCAGGAAGCCCATGAACTCTTCCTTGCTCATCTGCGCCCGCATTAGTTCGATGGGCTGTACTGCACCCTTGTAGTGCTCGTCATAAGTTGCCATATCAGATGTCCCTCCCTGTGCTACCCGATGGTGCTGCGCCGCGCTCAGTCTCGCTGAGTGCCTTAACCTCAGTGACGGCGACGGGCAGGTCACGCTCGACAAGGAACTGTGCGATGCGTGCGCCCTTGGCGATGCGGATGGGTGTGCGCCCTAGATTCTCCACGATGAGTTGGATTTCACCGCGATAGTCGCTGTCGATGATGCCTGTCTGGTTGGCAAGGCGCAGCTTGGTATACAGTCCCGTGGAGGAGCGCAGGTAGATGCAGATGTGGTATCCCGGAGAGATGTCAAACGCAAGGCCTGTTCGTACGAGGTGTGCGCTCTCCTGTGCGTTGATCGGCGGGATGTAGGCGTCCTCCAATGCACATAGGTCAAAGCCAGCTGCTCCCTCTGTCTTGCGCTCGGGCAGGATGGCGTCGGGATGTAGGCGTTTGATGCCTATGATGATGGGGGTTCTCGGTTTGGGCATACGTGTTTCTCCTTTCGGTAAGACAAAAAAAAATAAGCCGTCAATGACGGCTGAAAGACTTGGTTAAAGATAAGGCGCAGCTTCGCTGCTGAAAGACACAAAACCTATAGTTTTATATAAAAGCCTATAGTATATATATATATTATTTATATAAGTCTTTAGGTTTTATGTTTTTAGAGAGCGCAAACGTAGTATGTCTATAGGCAGTCTTTAGGATGTCTATAGGATGTCTAAGCGTTTTCTTCCTCTTTCTCCTGTCCCACCTAAAAACAGCATTAAAAGAGCAAGGACAACTATATCCTTGCTCTTTCATTTTCTTAGATTTGATTCATTTGTTCAATCAATTTCAGGCGTTGCCCGATTGAAAGTGTGTCGATTTTTTTACTTAGGGCTTCACGTTCCTGAAAAGTGCCTGTTGCAGCATCTAATACATCAAGATGAAGCCCTCTTAGCCTCCGTTTATCAATAACATTCCCCCAGAGGACTTCATGCAGAATATCCTCCTCTATAAGGTTTAACTGTGGCATTTTTTCTAGGTCAAGAAGCATTTTGTAGCGTCCCACAATTTCTCCAAGGCGGGAGGAAAATGTTGTTTCTGTTCCTTTCAGCTCCTTTTCAAGTTCTGTGAGTGCCTCGTTCATGTATACATTCTTGCGTGCCATAATCAGCACCTCCTTTTCTTATTCTACTATAACCAATGTGTGTATCTTTGTCAATATTTTATGTGTATATATTTTAATTTTTATGAGCATATTTTTACACATAGCATAAAGAAAGAAGAAGCAGGACGTAAGCCCTGCTCTTTTTGTGTCTTTCCTTATGCAAAACAGAAGTCCGACTTCTTGACTTCTTCAAGGTCAAGTATCCCAAAACTAGGAATCTTTGGAATCTTATCCATATCGTCGTCGTTGATGAGATAGCTAACCTGCGCCAAGAAGTCCTGAAGGTAGTTCTGGTCTTTGTAGAGCCCTACGAACTCCTCGCGGATAGTCTTGAAGAGCTGCCCGGCGTGTGCTGCATCCGTCCCGAAACTGTCATGAATCATCATGAAGTTTGCGTTCCCTTTGCTATACTCTGCATTGACGACACGCTGTAGATGCGCTGCGTCCATGCTGTGAATAAAGTTCGGGGAGATGCCCTGCGCCTGTCTCCTTGTGTCTACCACTCCTTCTTGTTCGACTTGCGTGTAAAATCTCACACGGGCACGGTTGAACCGCAGCTTCATCACTTCCTGCGTGAGACACATATAGTTCTGCTGCACAGGCAAGCCGTTCGGTGTCGTCCATGTGACAACATGCCCCTCTTTGCAGATGAGCTCTGCTACTTTTTGCAGCCACGCCATGCCCTCTACCGCCTTAACTACCGTCGTCCCAACGGCGTCCCAGATGAGGCGTGCCATGTATGTCGCCGCTTGGATTGGAGACACAAAGGGGTTCTCGTCTGGATGGTCTAAGACAAAAGGTTTGATGATGTCACTCAGTAGGTTCTCCTTGAATCCGAAGATCTTGCTGCCATAGGCAAGCGTCATGACACTCCTTTTGCACACCTTACGAGTGATGCCGTCTTGGGAATACTTTAGTCTGTTAAAGGACACCCAGTTCTGCGCCAAGATTTTTGTCCCGTAGACGATGCGCGGCTTGCCCTCTTGGTCGTTGACAACATTCCCTTGTTTGTCATATTTATATTCGTCTGCTGTGCCACTCTGCGCGTCTTTGAGCAGCACTGTATTTACCTTGTCTGCAACAATGCTATAAATGTCCTGCACATTGTCACTTGGTAGGAGATTGACAGCTGCGCCGCCGCTCTCGTCTCTGAGAAGCCCGGAAAAGTGCTGCAATCCTGAACACGTCCCGTCGAACGCAATCGGCAGCCCGGTCACGAATCCGACGGCTGTTCCGTGCTCCTCCTTGTACGCGCAGAGGCGCGTCCACTCAAGACAAAAACTAAGGAACTCCATCGGATAGTCATTCTTCGCGGCCTCACTCCACCATGTGTAGCCAAGCGGGTCGGCGGCGCTTTCCTTGATCTGCTCCTCGTGCTCCTCTATCCATGCGATACGCCCCGCGAATGGCAGTTTGTCACGTCCGGCAAGATTCGAGCCATGAATGGCTAACCATTTTGTGTCTGCATCCGACGTCAGCGGCGACGGCTCTGCGAACAGCAACAAGGCTTTTTGTATGTCGTCCCCTTGCGGGCTTATCGCCGTCGGGATTGGATAGCATCTGCCTCTATAGTCAATGTTCCACGGGAAGTAAATCTTCTCGTACTGAGCGAATTTTTCGGCGGTCTGCAAGGCGATGTAGGCGCGTAATGCGCGGCTCTTTCGTGCCGATTCCTGCAAGTGTATAGCTACTTGCTTTCTTTTGTGCTCTTTCAGTACGTCCATGTCCACATCATCCGGCAGCTTTGGCAGTGTCGCATACGGCGATGTCCTAGGGATGCCTCCCAGCTCGCCACCACTTGCGTATATCTCTTTCAGGATTTGCAGGATGCGCTTGTTGATAATAAAAGGCGTCTCCTGCATACGGTTGAGTACGTTGTAGATGCTCGATAGGTCTACCGCGCCCAGCTTACGCGTGTACTCTCTCAGCTCTTTTGTCTGCACGACTTCTTTCAGTCGGATAAGGTGAACGCCCAGCGTAGCTGCCCCGTAGTAGCCGCCGTCATAAGGCGTTGTCCACGGTTTAGGCGGGATAATCGTCGGCGTGTACTTTATCGCTGTATCTACTAGACGATTTTCATTGTTTTCCCATGCCTTTTCAAACCACTCACTAGCTACGAGACTTGTGATTTTCTTTTTGTCGATGTATTGATCGACCATCTCAAAGTAGGCGCTTCCCTTGATAACCATTTCAAGGATTTTAGCCCCGAAAGCGACGCAGCTCTGCTTGTCCCATTTCAGCCCGCTATAGCCTTGCGCGTGCATCCGATGCACCGCATAGGCGATGCGATAAGAGGAGCGCACCCGCTTTTCGATGCCCTTGTCCATTGAGTTCCTCATCCAGCTGTCTTTTGCGTCTCCTTTTGCTGCCGACCAGACAAAAAAGGATTCTAGCTCTGCTTCCTGTCTGATTGCATTCCCGATCAGCCCTGCAATATTGGATACGGTTTTTTTATAAGGGGCACTAGGAAACATAACCATGCTAATCGTGACGCTTAGACTTGTTAAGACAAGCAGATTTTCAAGTTCCTCTGTCTTGCCTTGGTAGATGCGAATAAGGTCTTTCATCGGCGCAACCCAGAGCCCTTGAATTGTCTTATTAGGCTTAGAAGCACTAGCAAGCAGCGCGTGGATGTTTACCCGGCAGGTCTGCCATGCACTTTCTATAAAGCGTCCTGCTAACTTCCCCTCTCCTGCTTCACCATTGCGCCGTACTTCTTCCAGTGCTAGGCGCATCCGCTCTTCTGCCATGCTCTTGGCTTCATCTTCCAGCAGGATTTGAGCGTCGAATAGTTCGCCGTACTTGGCTTTATATTCTTGATAGTTCTCCATGCTGTTTGTCTCCTTTCAAACATCTGTTTGTCTATCAGTTCTTCCCTTTTCTTGTGTCCCACCTATATATTTAGAGCACACGTTCTATTTATTGGATATAAAATATAGAGCTAGTGGCATCACCTCCTTTCTTAGAAAGCCTGTTCTAATTACTCCTCGTCTTACTCGCCGATGATCGCCGTGATCTCATCCGTGAGGGCGCTGATCGTCGCCTCGTTAAATGTGATCTTGTCTGGTGGCTCGTTATCCTCGTTATCCCAGTCTATGAAGGGACGGAACGTCTCCAAATCATACACAAGGTCTTGCGCGACGAACATCACGACAATCACCATGAATTTTTCTGTGTTCTCTAACACTTCAAGGCGCAAGTTGTATGTATCCGACAAGTCCCCGACAATATTCGAAATATCGCCGATGTGCTCGCCAATCCACGCATTCGCTGCGTGCGTGCTACACGTCATAGAGCCGTCGATAGCCTCACATTCAAACAACGTGCATGGCAGTTCATTGATCTCCACGGTGCGCCCTTCCACCGTGAAAAGATTGTCCAGCATCCGGGCCAACACGTCTTTTTCAAGGGCTGTATATACACGATTTTTCATGCTGTAACTCCTCCTTATGATTGCTAGGGCGACGACACCACGCCACCCCGGCGAAAGACAACAAAGATTAGAACGGGATGTTCTGTGTGAAAAGCTCTGTGTAATCCTTGCCATACTCAAAGTCAGGGCGGGACATGAGAGCCTTCATTTCCTCCTGCACTGATAGCAGGTTGTTACGCACTTTTGCGTTCCTTGCAAGGAAGAACGCAGCGCGTTCTATATCGCCCACGCTTATTAGTGGGTTCCGCGTGCCTTCCCCTTCCATGAAGGCGACTAGGGCTTCTACCCCCTTCAGGATTCGGCGTGTGCCGTCCTGAACGATACCGCCGACGATCAACTGACGCCCCCGCGCCTTCAAAAGGCTTGTGTCGCCTTGCTGCGTAGGCAGGACCTTGATCTTCTTTCGTCCCCTATCGCCTTCAATCCACGCCGAATCCCCTTCAAGGATAAGGCGAACGGTATCCGTGCCGACGCGGGCACATTTACCGCTAGGGTGGCCGTCGCGCACTACAACGCGCACGACGCGGATAATCCCCTGTGAAAATTCGTATGTCTTATTCATAATGCGTGCCTCCTATAAAAACAGAACATCTATTCTTGAAACATCTGTATCCGTATTTTACGGGATAGACAAACAACGATCAAATCGGCTATGAGAGCGAAAGCGTCCAAAAATCGCTGCCATGAGTGTTATGGAACGCCCTAGGACGCTTTCGGGCTCTGATGTACCTCCTACCTGCTAAATTCCCTGATGATCTCGTCCAGATGGATGCGCCGGCCGCGCGTCATGAAGTAGGGAC